TAACAAGCCCATCTTGGGATACCAGCACATTTACCAATGTGGATTATGATGTAAGTGCTACCGCAATGACAGGTGGTGAAGTTGTACAACTAGACTATATTACGAATACTGTACAGGCTGGTAGTGGCGTTGACGCACCAACAGGTTACAAGTTTAGTTTGCAGCTTGGTAGAACAATAGGTGGCACAAGCGACATTATGACGGTTGGTATTCGTACTGCCGTAACAGGTACACCTTCAGGTTCAGCTATTGGCTCACTTATCTTTTATGATTTGACCAACGGAGTGTAACATGGAAACAAAGAACCGCACCGTTGGACTTGAACTGACTACAGGTAATCAAGACATCTACACTGTTCCATCTAACTTTGAAGCAGAGATAGACAGTATTTATATTAACAATGCCACCAATACAAAAGTAACATTCAGTTTGGACTGGTATGATAGCCAGAATACTACTTATCATACACTGGCTGAAACAGTAGACCTTGAAGCAAATTCACTGCTTCAGATAAATAACGGACCCTTTTGGTTGTACAAGAATGATGCACTACGTGGACTTGCCAGTGCTAATAGTGCAGTAACTGTAGTTGTAAAAATCAAAGAGTTCTACATGCCCCAGAGGAGTTAAAGGAGATGCCACTTACACCTAAAGGAAAAAAGATTAAATCTGCTATGACCAAGCAATATGGGGAGAAAAAGGGTGAGCGAGTATTTTACGCCTCAACACAAAGCGGCAAGATTAGCGGCGTGGAGAAGAAACAAAAAGAATACAAGAAAGGTGGCAGCGTTGGAAAAGCTGGCAAACCGAAGGTCACTAAAAAGAAGAGCAAGAGTAGAGTTAATGAAGCTGGCAACTACACTAAGCCAACAATGAGAAAAAGATTATTTGAAAAGATTAAAGCTGGCAGCAAAGGTGGTAAACCGGGTCAGTGGTCAGCACGTAAGGCACAGATGCTGGCACGTGAATACAAGGCAGCAGGAGGCGGTTACAAATGATATGGAACACGTATTCCTCCTATTTGTATTTGTAGGCATCGGAGAAGAAAAACGATTAGACAGCAGAGATTTATATTTTAGAGATTTAAAAGAATGTGTCTGGTATGCACAGACATTACATAAACAAGGGAGCGAGATTACAGCATATTGTCTTCCTAAATACGTTAACCCCGGCAACGTAAGGATATACTAAATGGACCCCATTAGTGCAATGGCAACCGCTTCGGCGGCTTTTAACACTATTAAAAAAGGTTTTGCTGTAGGTCGTGACATAGAGCAGATGGCTAGTGACTTAGGTCGCTGGATGGGCGCACTGTCTGACCTAGAGCAAGCAGAAAAAGAAGCAAAGAACCCGCCCATTTTTAAGAAGCTGTTCGCTGGTTCGTCTGTAGAACAAGAGGCTATGGAAGCCTTTGCTGCAAAGACTAAGGCAGAAAAGCAGAGAGAAGAACTGAAGACGTGGATACAATACACGATGGGTCAATCCAAATGGGATGAACTCATTCGTATGGAAGCTGACATAAGAAAGCAAAGAAAAGAAACACTCTACCGTCAAAGAGAACGTAGGCAGAAGTTTGTAGAGATTGTTGTAATAATTCTAGCCGTTATGACAGGAATAGGCATACTAGCTGGTCTTGTGTATTGGGGAATGGCCCGTAGAGGAATTGTTTAATGGCACTTAAAAGCCCACAAAAAAGTCTAAAAGCGTGGACAAAGCAAAAGTGGCGTACTAAAAGTGGGCAACCTTCCGCAAAAACAGGGGAAAGATATTTGCCAGAAAAAGCAATAAAGTCCTTAACAAGTGCTGAATATGCTGCTACAACTAAAGCCAAGAGACAAGGAACCGCTGCAGGAAAGCAGTTTGTAAAACAGCCTAAATCTATTGCCAAAAAGACCGCACGGTTTAGGAGAGGTATGTAATGTTAAACTTATTGATTGGACCAGTCACCGAACTGGCAGGAACGTGGTTAAATGGAAAAGTTGAAAAGACTAAAGCAGAAGCTGCAACCAAAGTGGCAAAAGCTAAAGCTGAAGCTGTCATCATGGAAAAGAAAGCTACTGGAGAAATTGACTGGGATTTGGAAATGGCTAAAGGGTCTAGCAATTCGTGGAAAGACGAGTGGCTTACGATACTGTTCAGCATTCCTCTCATTCTTGCGTTCATTCCGGGTATGGAAGAAGTAGTAAAAAATGGATTCGCCCAACTGGAAGCAATGCCTGAATGGTATCAATATTCCTTGGGAGTTATCGTTGCCGCTTCTTTTGGCGTACGTTCAGCTACAAAATTCTTTGGTAAAAAATAATGACTATGTGGGCAGCGCATCAACAAACTACAGAAAAACAAGCGAGGAAGAATAATGACACTGGTAATGGAACGAGTTCTGGCGTGGAAGTTACTACCCCGCTTGATGATGATTATGATGTCAATATCCGCTTGGCGGGTTGTGGAGTGGTTTATGACATTGCCCGACCCAACAACACAGCAGTCCGCTCTCGTTAGCGTTGTAACTGGTGCAATGACTGGTGCTTTTGCAGTTTGGATGGGGCATGAGAAATGAAATACAGTAGAGCCAACTTTATTGATAAACTAATAGAACATGAAGGGTTGGTCTTGACTGTGTACCAAGATAGCCTTGGTATTGATACGATTGGAATTGGTAGGAACCTAGAAGACCGTGGTATCAGCAAAGAAGAGTTAGACTATATGGACATACCAAGTATGCCTGTAGTTTATGAACATGGTATTACAGAAGCTGATGCACGGTATCTTGCAGAGAATGACGTGCAGATTGTCGAAGAGGAACTTGTAAGAGCGCACCCTTGCGTAAACAAGCTAGACTCTGTACGTCAACTTGTACTTATGGACATGGCTTTTAACATGGGTGTGCCACGTCTATGTAAGTTTAAAAATATGTGGAACGCTATCCACAACGAAGATTTTCCTAATGCAGCAAAAGAAATGCTTGACAGCAGGTGGGCAATTCAGGTAAAATCACGTGCAACAAAATTAGCGAATGCAATGCATAATGGAGAATTTTAATGTTTAAGACTTGTAAGAACTGCCCGACACCAAGTAACTGTAAAGCAGTAGGCAAGTGCCAAAACAAAGGCAAATGATATGTGGCCTTATACAGAGGATGAAAACAAATGGCTAGGCAATTAACGGAAAAGCAACAGACATTACTCAATGTATTGTTTGAAGAAGCAGGTGGTGACATTGTACAGGCAAAGAAACTAGCAGGATATGCTGACACTTCTAGCACTACGGATATTGTTAAGGGTCTTAAAGAAGAAATTCTGGAAGCTACTCAAATGTATATGGCACGTAATGCGCCGAAAGCGGCAATAGCAATGACAGGTGCGTTGTACAATCCAACTGAACTTGGTATTCGTGACAAGATGTCTGCCGCAAAAGAATTGCTTGACCGCACAGGTTTGGTGAAGACAGAAAAGATGCAGGTAGAAGCAAGCGGCGGTGTTATGCTTATGCCACCTAAAGCTGTTGTGGAAGACGATGAGTAGAAGCATAGGCAAATGGAAACTACCACAGCCAACAGACATTAAAGAAGAAAACGAATGGGTACAGATACCTCGCATTGCAAGGACTGTACCATTTGGCTATAAGCAAAACGAAGAAGACCCCGACATTCTTGACCCAATAAAAATTGAATTAGATTTGCTTGAAAAAGCTAGGCAACACGTAAATCAGTATTCGTATCGTGAAGTAGCAAATTGGCTTAGTGCAAATACAAATAGATATATATCTCACGTGGGATTAAGGAAACGGTTAGCAAATGAGCGACAGCGTAAGGACCAAGCTAGAAGCCTCCGCAAGTGGGCAGAATATGCGGAAACGGCAATCGCCAAAGCGAAAGCAATCGAAGAAGCGAGAACCGGCGCAAAAGCCAACGGTTGAAATACAGGAAACTGTAGCACCTGAATACGAAACTAGCAGTATAGAAGAACACGCTAACGTATTATTTAAACCCAACCCCGGCCCACAGACTGAGTTTCTTGCAGCAAGTGAACGAGAGGTATTGTACGGTGGTTCAGCGGGTGGCGGTAAATCTTACGCTATGCTGGCTGATCCTCTTAGGTACATGGGGCATCCCGCTTTCAGTGGATTGCTTCTTCGCCATACCACAGAAGAATTGCGAGAACTTATTTTTAAATCGCAAGAACTGTACCCAAAAATCTGGCCCGGAATTAAATGGTCAGAAAGAAAGATGCAGTGGACTGCACCGTCTGGCGCAAGGTTGTGGATGTCATACCTCGACAGAGATGATGATGTGTTGCGTTATCAGGGTCTAGCATTTAGCTGGATAGGGTTTGACGAGTTAACTCAATGGTCCACACCCTACGCATGGAATTATATGCGTTCTCGTCTACGGTCCACTGCTCCTGATTTGCCTATCTTTATGAGGGCTACAACTAACCCCGGTGGTAGAGGGCATCACTGGGTAAAGAAAATGTTCATTGATCCCTCACCATATAATAGGGCATTCGATGCAACAGACAGCGAAACAGGAGAAGTATTACGATACCCAGCAGGACATCAGAAGGCTGGAAGACCTCTTTTTAAGCGAAGGTTTATACCCGCACGACTTTCTGATAATCCATACCTTGCGGAAGCAGGAGATTACGAAGCAATGCTTCTCTCCTTGCCAGAGCAACAAAGAAGACAACTTCTTGAAGGGGATTGGGATATCAAAGAAGGTGCAGCGTTTACTGAGTTTGATCGCCGCATTCATGTTATTGAACCTTATGATATCCCTCACAACTGGGTTAAGTTTCGTGCCTGTGACTATGGTTACGGGAGCAAGTCTGGCGTTGTTTGGTTTGCTGTCGCACCTGATGAGCAGCTTATCGTATATAGAGAATTATACGTGTCAAAAGTTCTGGCAACAGACTTGGCAGATATGATCTTAGAGGCAGAGGCAGGAGACGGCAATATTAAGTATGGTGTTCTTGACAGTTCTCTTTGGCATAAGCGTGGCGATACTGGTCCTAGCCTTGCTGAACAAATGATTAGTCGAGGATGCCGTTGGCGTCCATCCGATAGAAGTAGGGGTAGCCGTGTAGCTGGTAAA